AATTGGTGTTGAATATAATAATGCTTTAATGGTAGTTGAAAATGCTAATATTGGTTGGGCTACTTTACAAGTATTAATAGAAAATAATTACCCAAACCTTTATTATTCACCTAAGAGTGGAAACATAACAGCTGATTCGTATTTTGACCAATATATGGATACAAGTAAAATGACTGCAGGGTTTACTATGTCATCAAGGACAAGACCAATGACAATTGGTAAGTTTCAAGAATACATTAGTGATAAAGGAGTTACTATCCAATCAAAAAGATTAATAGATGAAATGAAAGTCTTTATTTGGAAAAATGGTAGAGCAGAAGCTCAAATTGGTTATAATGATGACTTGGTTATGTCATTCTCTATTGCTATGTTTATGCGTGATACTGCTTTTAAATTTAGACAACAAGGTATAGATTTAACTAAAGCATCTTTAAATGCAATGAATAAATCAACAACCGCTTATACAGGTGTATATTCTAGAAATAGTGTAGAAAACCCTTATAAAATAGATAACCCATATGGGGGAAAAGAAGACATTAGTTGGCTTCTTAAGTAATATTTATAACAATAATATAATAAAAAATGGCTGATAAAAGTGTATTTACAAGATTAAAAAGATTATTCTCTACGGATGTTATTATTCGTAATGTAGGAGGTAATCAATTAAAAGTAATTGATACAAACTCAATCCAGCAAGCTGGTGAGCTTGAAACTAATGCTCTTACAGATAGATTTGCTAGACTATATACTACAAGTCAATATCCCTATAATAATTTAGCATTTAACTATCAAACAATGAGAGTTGAATTGTATGGGGATTATGAAGCTATGGATACTGATGCTATTGTAGCTTCAGCTCTTGATATTATTGCTGATGAAAGCACCTTAAAAGATGATATGGGTGAGGTATTAAGTATTAAATCACCTGATGAAGATATTCAAAAAGTATTATATAATTTATTTTACGATGTTCTTAATATTGAATTTAATTTATGGATGTGGGTTCGCCAAATGTGTAAATATGGTGATTTTTTCCTTAAATTAGAAATTGCTGAAAAGTATGGTGTTTATAATGTTATTCCTTATACAGCTTATAATATATCAAGAATAGAAGGATCTGATCCAGATAATCCAAGTCAAATAGTTTTCCAATATGACCCAAATGGCCAAGGTGCTGGTGGTACTTATGGAGGATATGGTACTGTAGTTGGTTTAGATACAGAAAATGGTAATTATATTTATTTTGATAATTATGAAATGGCTCATTTCCGTTTATTAGCAGATGCTAATTATTTACCTTATGGTAGATCATATATTGAACCAGCTCGTAAATTATATAAACAATATTCATTAATGGAGGATGCTATGTTAGTACATAGAATCGTTCGCGCACCTGAAAAACGTATTTACTATATCAATGTTGGGGGTATTCCACCAAACGAAGTAGATGCATTTATGGAAAAAACAGTTTCTAAAATGAAACGTGCTCCATATATTGATGAACAAACAGGTGATTATAACCTAAAATATAATATGCAGAATATGATGGAGGATTTCTTCATCCCAGTTAGAGGTAATGATTCTGCTACTAAAATTGATACTACAAAAGGTTTAGATTATGATGGTATTGCTGATGTTGAGTATTTAAGAGATAAATTATTTGCGGCATTAAAAGTACCTAAAGCATTTTTAGGGTATGATGAAACAACAGAAGGTAAAGCTACATTAGCAGCTGAAGATATTCGTTTTGGTCGTACAATTGATAGAATCCAAAGAATTGTAACATCAGAATTATATAAAATAGCAACAGTACATTTATATACTCAAGGATATACAGGAGAACAATTATCAAATTTTGAATTAACTTTAACTACTCCATCAATTATATACGATCAAGAACGTATAGCATTAATGAAAGAAAAAGTAGATTTAGCTGCTCAAATGATAGAAACTAAATTACTCCCTACAGATTGGATTTATGATAATATCTTTAGATTTAGTGAAAATGAGTATGATGAATACAGAGATCTTATTAGTGAAGATGCTAAACGTAGATTTAGATTAGCTCAAATTGAAGCTGAAGGTAATGATCCAGTTGAAACTGGTAAATCGTATGGTACTCCACATGATTTAGCTTCATTATATGGGAAAGGTAGATATGATTCGGATCCAACAAATGTTCCTGATGGTTATGATCAAGGTACTATTGATCCTAAATTAGGTCGTCCAAAAGAAAAAGTGTCAAATCGTAATACCCAAGATAGTGCTTTTGGGAAAGATAGATTAGGTGCTAAAGGAATGAAAAATGACCCAAATGAACCTAAATCATCTTATAAAGGAAAATCTCCTCTTGCATTAGAAACATTATTAAGTAAAATTCCTATAAATACTAAAAAGTTAGTATTTGAAAATGATAATAAAGGAGATTCGCTCCTTGATGAATCTAATATTAAGGAACAATAATCTCTATATATTTATAATCAAACCCTCTTAAGGAATGAAATTTAAACATTCAAAATATAAAAATACTGGTATTTTATTTGAACTACTAGTTAGACAAATTACATCAGATACTTTATCTGGAAAATCATCACCCGCAACAGGGATTATGAAAAAATATTTTGTAAAATCTGAATTATCTAAAGAATATAGACTTTATGAAATTTTATTCAAAAAAGTTGGTTTAACAGAAGGAAAAGCTGATCTAGTAGTTAATACAATTTTAGAATCAGCTAAAAAATTAAATAAATCTTCCCTAAAAAGAGAAAAATATAATTTAATTAATGAAATAAAAAAACATTATAATTTAAATGAGTTTTTTAAAACTAAACTCCCACATTATAAAGTTCAAGCTTCATTATATTTGTTAATGGAAATTTATAATAATGAAAAATTAACAAATCCTACAACAATTATAGATCATAAAGTTACTTTATTAGAACATCTTACATCTAAATCTATAAATAAAAAACAAGTTGAAGATAATCTTATAGAAGAATTTAAAAATTACGATAAAGATCTTCGTATGTTAACTTACCGTGTAATTTTAGAAAAATTTAATGGTAAATATGATAAATTAAATTCAAACCAAAAAACAGTTCTTAAAGAATTTATTGAATCAGTCGATTCAAACCCAGCATTAAGGGAATTTTATAATTCTAAAATTAATGAAATTAAATCTACACTTACTAAATTAAATAAAAGTGTTAAAGATGCTGCGGTTCAAATTAAATTAAAAGAAACTATAAATATCATTACTGAAGCTGATAAAAATTCAAAAATAAATGATAATCATTTAGTTAATTTGTTACAATATTATTCATTAGTAGAAGAATTACAAAAAACAAATGGCTGATATAGATACTTCAAATATTTTAAAACCTAAAGATGTAAAACCTTCTTTAATTAAAAGGTTAGAAACAGCTTATGGTCCTGTGGATATGAAAAATGATTTCTTTTCTGCTAATTTAGATACTTATTTCAAAACAGATGAAATAAACCCAGAAACAAATTCTGTCCAACATAAAATAATTAAGTTAGCTTCATTTGGTGATTCATTAGAAAAAATGTCTAGTGCCGTTAAAGCATTAAAAATATTAATGACTACTGATGAGGCAGAAAAAGATCAAAATATTAGAGATGTTGCTCGTAGTTTAAAAGATGTGTTTAATCAATATAGATCACATTTAAGAAAAAACTATCCTGACCAATATGAAGAAATTAAAAGACAATTAGAAGAAATGTCTACCTCAGCAGCTGGAGGATCTTATTTAACACCATATGCTTTTAGATTAAAAGGGTCTAAACCAAATGATGAAGCTTATAAAGAATTAGGATATAAAGAAGTTAAAGAAGGAATAGGTGCTGATTTAGGTCCAGGCCCTAAAGCATCTGAGGATGGAGTTAAAGATAATTATTACGTAAAAGCATTTAAGTATAAATTAGTACCTAAAGATAGAAATGGAAACTATGTTCAGAAAGGTTCTGGATTAGAAGTTAAAAATTTATTTAAAGAAGAAGAAGGACAATCTGTAAAGGATTTCCACCATAAACGAATGGAAGGGTTTGATCGTATAGGAGATTTATTAGGTCAAATTCAACCTTTACTTAAAGACGCTAAAAAAGAAACAGAAGATTATTATATAAAAAACCCAAAATCATATGCAGTAGTATATGGAACAGATTTAATCGTTGATTATTTAAATGATATTATAAGTATTTTAAAAACAGAAGAATGAAAACATTACAAACTCAATATAACCTTATTAAAGAAGGAAAAGGACATAAAGATGTCTTTTTAAAAGAAGCAAAAAGAATGTTCCCTAACGGAATTAGAAAAATTGCTAATTTTGATGAAGCTACAAATGAACTTAAAAGAAGAGGCATCATTTCAGAAAATTATGTAGATTTGCAACCTATTAATAATATTTCTACTCCTAAACAAGGATTTGAAAATGCATTTTCTTCATTTTTATCTGAAGAAGCTAAAGCTGTAGAAAAGAAAGTATCTAAAGAAGTAGAAGAAGATGCATCTCACGGATATGATACAGCTGATAAAGATAATCAAAATAATTTAATTTTCGACCAATTCCAAAATGGTGTATATTTTGAAGCAAAACAAGCACCAGAAAAAGATTTAGAAGATATTAAAAAGATAGTACAGAAAAATTTAGAAAAAGATCCAATTTACTATACTAAAAATGGAATGTTTGGGGTTGAAGCTGGTTATACTGAAGATGCTGTAGCTTTAGTACCTAAAGAAGTTAAATCTAAAGATGGAAGTGGATATGGTGATGCTACTAAAAAAGATTTTCCTGAAGGTGAAGTAGCAACAGGATATATTGAATTAAAAGAAAATAAAATGATCTCATTATTAAATCTTATTAACGAAAACGAAGAAGGTAAAAAACCTAAAAAAGCTAAAAAAGAATCAATTGAATCTAAATTATCTGAAATTGAAAAAGCAGGTAAAGTTACTACATTGGAAATGCAAATTGAAGCTTTAGATGAAATTATTGAAAGTAAAAAAGAAAGAATTTCAATGGTTACTGAAGATGATAGTTTATCTGAATTAGTAGATAAAAAGAAAATGAAATTAATGCAACGTGAAGTTAAAGACCTTGAAAAAAGAAAGGCTAAAATGGAAAAACTTTACGAAAAAATGTGTGGTAAATCTTATACTAAAGAAGAAGTAATAGATGAAATGGATGCTACTTCTTGGGATTTAAAGAATGGCACAGGTATGGATGTAGCCCCAGATTTATCTTTAAATAAATAAAATATCAGATCTATGAGTAAATTATTAGTAGAAACTCAACTTTTTAAACCTAAAGGTATAATGCTTTCTGAAGGAAAAACATCAGAAAGAGGCTTACCTTTAGTTGAAGGTATTTTAGCGACGGCTGAAGTTAAAAATGGTAATGGTCGTTATTACTCAAAAGATTTATGGGAGCGCGAAATAGATAAATACCAAAACCTAGTTAAAGAACATAGAGCTATGGGTGAATTAGACCACCCAGATTCTACAGTAATTAATTTACAAAATGTATCTCACAATATAGCTGATATGTGGTGGGATGGAGATAATGTAATGGGTAAAATTGAAATCTTACCTACCCCAGCGGGTAATATACTTAAAGCATTAGTTGAAAGTGGTATTACAGTAGGTGTATCTTCTCGTGGTATGGGTTCATTAGAAGATAAAGGTGGTATATTAGAAGTACAAGACGATTTTGAATTATTATGTTGGGATTTTGTTTCAACACCTTCTAATCCAGATTCATTTATGCATTTAATTAAAGAAGGTTTAGATTTTACTTCACAAAATAAATATTCTAAAGTTAATTCTATTATAACAGAAATACTTTGCTCCAACGGGCAGTGCCCGATTATATAACCCCCCCTTAGGATTTCATTCCTTTGGTTAAGCCCGCGAAAGCGGGCTTTTTTTTTTCTTTGCGACTTTAAAATATTTTCATATATGTATCATTATACG